ACATCGGCATGTCCAGGCAGAACGTCGAGCACTACATGCGCTTCAAGGATCAGATGCAGGTCGCGGCCCAAGGGCAAAAGCGGCTTCGGCTGGTCTCGGAGGAGGACTAGACCGCGAACGTTTGGACGGCTATATCACCGCTGCCAGACGCCTGATTTGGAAAACTCCTTGGCGATCTTGGAAAACTTCCGAAAAAAGTGCTGTCAAATCAGCCACTTCGGTGGGGAATGGTGTAACGGTAGCACAACAGACTCTGACTCTGTTTGTCTAGGTTCGAATCCTAGTTCCCCAGCCATAATGCAAGAAACCTAATAAAATATGGCACTTCTTGCATTTTTGAACCAACAAAAACGTAGCAACCCGTAACAGTTTTTCGTGACACGTAGGCGTTGCGGAATAAGAAAAAGCGTGCGATAATTATTCATCATCGAATTGCATTGGCGATCTCCGAGAGACTGTGAGACGGCTGACGCAACGCCCTTAGCAGGGCACTGACACCATCCCGAGCGACTGCGGATGGTTCGGCCGAAAGCTGAACCAAACCCCGCTCGGATTATGTCTCACAAGCTTCCTCTATCGGATCGATTCCGCCAGCTTCTTGGCCTTGAAACCAAGGCCAGCCTAGCTGCGCCTGACGACTACTTGCTTGAGCTGTTCGGATCGCCTGTAAGCCCCTCGACCGGAATTGCGATCACTCCGCGCGTCGCCATGTCGTGCATGGCCGTTCGCACTGCCGTGCAATGCATCGCTGAGCCGATCGGCCAACTCACCGTGAACGTCTATCAACGTCAGCCCGACGGATCGAAGCGTCTCGTTCCGGACCATCCGATTCAGCGTCTGCTGAGTGAAGAGGCGAACGAGTGGACGCCTTCCTCAGCTCTCCGGGAGCAAACCACCAGGGACGCGCTGCTTTACGGCGATGGATTTATTTACATCAATCGCGTTCGCGGCGAGCCCTATGAGCTGGTCAGACTTTGGCCTGAGCGCTGCCTGGTCAGGCCCAATCTCAACACGTTCGAGCCCGAATACATCGTCTCGGAAACTGCCACTAACACACGCCAAGTCTCCCGCGATCAAATCCTGCATATCCCGGCGGTCTCGCTTAACGGCTACAAGGGCGAAAGCCCGATCCGGCTCGCATCAGATGCGATCGGCTTAGCGCTGATCATGGAGCGTCACGCTGCCCGGTTGTTCGCCAATGGCGCGCGGCCGTCCGGCCTTATCAGTCTCAAGGGCAACGTCACTGCCGATGCGCTCACTAAGGCAAAGGCCGCATGGATTGCCGCTCACGGTGGCACCAATTCCGGCGGCACGGCCGTCCTGCCCGCCGATGCAGCTTGGCAAGCTCTCACGCTAAATTCCGTCGACGCCCAATTCCTTGAGCTTCGCAAATTCCAGATCGAAGAGATCGCGCGCGCGTTCCGCGTCCCGCCACATATGCTTTTCGAACTTGGACGCGCGACATGGGGAAATTCTGAAACTATGGGGCATGAATTTCTTTCTAACACTTTGTTGCCCTGGATCAGAAAATGGGAGGGCGAGATACGGCTCAAGCTCTTTACCGCCGAAGAGCGGAAGGAAGGCTATTTCGCAGAGTTTCAGACTGACGATTTGATCCGCGCCGACATTCAAGCTCGCTTTGACGCTTACTCGAAAGCCATCGCGGCGCGCATCCTCAATCCGAACGAAATTCGCGCCCGCGAAAACCTGCCGCCCTACTCCGGTGGCGAACAGTTTCTTAATCCCAACGTTGAGACGGCGCGCCTAACATGATGCCAATTCAAGCATTTTTCGGTGATGCTGAATATCAATTCAAGCTCACCCCTGCCCTGGTCACCGAACTTGAAGGCAAATGCGGCGCCGGCATCGGCGCGATTTGCAATCGAGTCTTCGCGAAGCATTTCGCGCAATCCGACATCACTGAGACAATTCGGTTAGCGCTGATCGGCGGCGGGACCGCACCCAAGCGCGCGGCCGAACTGGTCGCGCTCTATGCCGCCGATCGTCCCCTTTCCGACTCTTATCCCATCGCAGCCAAGACGCTTGAGCGTCTTTGGTTCGGCAATCCTAACGAGACCATCAATGGATAAGCTAGAAATCAAGGCAACCCTTAGCGTCACAGACGCGGGCGAGATAATCGGCAACGCTTGGCCCTTTGGCTCAGCGGATAGCGCAAATGACATCATCACCAAGGGCGCGTTCAGCCTTGCGGTTGCCGAACTGCCGATGCTCTACGGCCATAACCCCGATGACCTTATCGGCACATGGAATGAAGCGACCGAAACTCCGGACGGCCTCGTTACCAAGGGCAAGCTCCACATGGAGCAGCCGCGAGCGCGCGCCGTTCACAGCCTGATCAAGGGCGGCCTCGTTAGTGGCCTGTCGATCGGCTTCAAGACAAAGGCATTCACGCGGCAAGGACGTAACCGCGTGATTTCCGCGCTTGATCTTTATGAAATCAGCGTCGTGCGTAACCCGATGCATCCGCGCGCGCGGATCATCAGCGCCAAATCCGAAAGTTCGGCCCTAGCCATCGCCGAGGCCATCAACCGCGCGACGGCAGCGCTAACTTCACTGAGGTAAGACGACCAAAAATGACCAAACACGTTCTAGAATTTAAAGACGCTGGCGTCGATGATGACGATCCGGCGAACGTCGTGACGAAAGCCCTTGCTGGCTTTCGGACCGCTTTTGACGATCGCCTGAAAGCGATTGAGACGAAAGCAGTCAACGATAACAAGCTGAACGATCGGCTTGATCGGCTGGAAGCCAAGCTCAATCGCCCTGGCGCGGTTGAACTCAAATCCGATGGTGACAACGCCGACCTTGAGCGCAAGGCATTCGTGTCTTTCGTGCGCAATGGCCGCGAAGCGATGGACCCGCTTGAGATCAAGAGCCTTGTCGTCGCCAATGACGTGCAGGGCGGCTATCTCGCGCCGCCGCAACTCTCTGCGGAAATGATCCGCAACCTGGTGCTGTTCTCGCCCGTTCGCGCGGCGGCATCGGTTGGCGCAACCGGCTCGCCTTCGGTCATTCTGCCCAAGCGGACGGCGATCACCAATGCGCTCTGGGAAGGCGAAACCGACACTTCGGTAGAGAGCGAGCCTGCGTTTGGCCAGCTCGAAATTCCGGTATTCGGCATGAAAACCTTCACTGACATTTCCGTTCAGCTTCTGGAAGATTCGATTCAGAACGTTGAGACCGAACTGGCGCTGGCCTTGGGCGAGGATTTTGGCCGCAAGGAAGGCGTGGCGTTCCTGAACGGCACTGGCGTCAAGCAACCGCGCGGCATCATGGTGTGTCCGGATGTTGGCTTCGTGCCGAATGGTGACGCTGCCAACCTGAAGGGCGATGCGCTGATCGATCTTCTCTATTCGCTTCCGCCCGTCTACCGCAACAGCGGCGCCTGGATGATGAACGGCACAACGATCGCAGCCGTTCGCAAGCTCAAGACGACTGTCGGCGAATATCTCTGGCAAGAATCGCTTGCCGACGGTGCGCCGCCGACGTTGCTTGGCCGTCCGGTCATTGAGGCGATCGACATGCCCAATATCGCCAACGGATCGTTCCCGGTTCTGTTCGGCGACTTCAAGAGCGGTTACCGGATTTATGACCGGGTTTCGCTGGCGTTGCTCCGCGACCCGTTCACTCAAGCCACAAATTCGCTGGTTCGCTTTCACGCGCGCCGTCGGGTTGGCGGTGACGTGATCCGTCCGGCGGCGTTCAATAAACTCAAGATGGCATAAGGAAAGGATCACCAACATGCGTGATAACGTTCACAACCTGGCCTTTCGTGTGGCCATCGCACCGCCCGCAACGGCGGTCGCAGACAATACCCCGATGGTCGGCAACTGGATCGATCGATCTGGTTTCGAAAGCCTGACGTTCGGGATCACCACCGGCGCCCTCGCAAGCGGTGCAGCGACGTTCACCGTCCTCGTTGAGGACGCGGATGCCGCTGACCACAGCGACGCTGCCGCTGTTCCCGACGTGGGGCTGATCAGCTCCGTTGCCGGCGTAGCACCGGAAGCGGCTGCGGGCTTCACTTTCGCCGATCACAACGTGACCAAGAAGATAGGTTACATCGGCAACAAGCAGTTCGCTCGCATCACCATCACTCCCGCCGCGAATGCCAGCGCTGCACCAATCACGGCAGTTGCCGTGCTGGGCCACGCCAACCTTCGCCCGGTCGCGTAAGGGCAATGGCTATGCGGCTCGCAGATGATGAACTCACGATCACCTTGCCTTCGAGGGTGTTTGTTTTGCGCGCATCGCTGCGAGCCGCATTCCAGTTGAATCTCAAATATGAAGGCTTTCAAAATCTATCGCGCGCTATTGCTGGCGGCAATTTTTCTGCTTGTTCTGATCTGATTAGCGCAACATGCACCGATAGCAACCGGTGGACAGCTTACGTTGTCACACGCGAATCGACCGCTGTTCGCGAGTTGCTGGATATCCGCGATCAGCTCTTGGAATTCGTCCTGATCCTTGCGGGCGCAAAATCCACCAGCGACGAACCGGCACAGACTGCCGAACCGATCACTTTTGACGAATATCACACCAAGCTATTCCAGATCGCGACCGGTTGGCTTGGCTGGTCACCGGCTGATGCCTGGAACGCAACACCGGCAGAAATCACCAGCGCCCATCAAGGGCGTCTTGAAATGCTCAAGGCGATCTTCGGTGGCAAACGCGACGATACCGAGATCGACCCCGCCAGCCCAAAAGACCGCGCCGAACTGAACGCACTCGGCGATCTGAACGTCACAACTATGAGTCAGGTGCGCTGATGCCTTATCGCGCTCCAAGAATTTGTGCTTGCGGCAAGATCGTTTCGCCAAACGTCATCTGCCTTTGCCAGCAACGCCGGAAAGCAGAAGCCGACAAGCGCCGGCCTTCAGCAACGGCACGCGGCTATGACGGCAAGTGGCGGAAAGCTCGCGAGGACTTCCTTAAGCTACATCCGACGTGCGCCATGTGCGGCGCGCCAGCAACCGTTGTCGATCACCGCGAACCACATCGCGGCGACATGGCCTTATTCTGGAAACGTAGCAACTGGCAACCCCTTTGCACCATCCACCACAACAGCACAAAGCAATCCCTAGAACGCCAAGCCAACAGGATCACGTAATGTCTGCCCGTACAGTCACCCATGACGGCCTCACGCTCACCATTAGCGAATGGGCCAAGCGCACCAACCAAACCCCGTTCACGCTTCGCTACCGGCTTGATGCTGGTTGGCCCATTGAGCAGGCGTTGCATCAGCCACTGCATTCAAACGGACGCAAGCGCGTAAAGATCATATCGCTACAGCGCAAAGAGCCAAGCGCATCAACACCAACGCCGTCCAAGTCAGGCGTGAGTTTGACAAGCTGGTAAGGGACATGGACCGCGCGCTGATGGTCTTTAAGAGCAAACTAGACTGGCTCTTTCCCGACGATGACGACACCCCCGGGGTGGGCAGCAACTTCGAAAAAAGCGTCGGCGACCGGGCCACTCGCAACGCGCAAGATTTGGGCTAATTGAGATTTCCATGGTTACCCTAGACGACCTCAAAGCACACCTGAACATCACGATCGCCGCCGACGATACCCTGCTTACTGGCAAGCTAGCGGCGGCGAAGGCATGGGTTTCGAGCTATACCGCGTCGGATGTTGACGCCGTTGGCGCTCCGGAGCCCATCAACGAGGCTGTGAGGCAGCTCGCCGGGCACTTATACGCCAATCGTGAAGCAACCCTTGTAGGCATCACCGCCCAGGCGCTTCCGCTCGGATTTCTCGATCTTCTGTCTACTTACCGGGCGTTTGCGTTCTGAAATGACGATTTTCGAACCATCTTTGGACCTTCAGAAGGCCATTCGCAGCCGCCTATTGGCGAGCGCTGACCTGATGGCATTGGTGCCGGCTGACAACGTTCTAGACGCTACGGGCCGTCCGGAGCGCATGCCGTGCGTGAACATCGGCGAGGGCCAGAGTGTCTACCGACGCTTTGACTCGACTACCTACGCCACGCTGCATGTCTGGTTCCAAGAACCAGGCCTTACCCAAGCCAAAGCGGCGGTAAGCGCGATCGTTCAGGCCTTGCGCGTCGATGCCCAGATCAGCGGCGTCCTGGTCCTCGACAATTTCGTTTGCCACGATCTCATGGTCACGCAAACCCGGTTTTTAAGAGACCCGCACGGTTCTTACAGCCATGGGATCGTCACCCTCGCCGGCATCATGAAGGCCAACTGATGCGCGCAGGAACCCTTGATCGCGTCATTGAGATTCAGAGCGGCTACTCGGAGATCGATTACCGGGGCGTGCCTATCGACACGTGGACGACCATCGCCACGATGCGCGCCCAAGTGCTCCAGATTGCGACCGATGACCGCGAGGATGCGCGGGGCCATACCAGCGACAAGACGATCACCTTCCGCACGCGCTGGCTCGACGGCGTGACGCTAGAGAACCGCATTATCTATCAGGGTAACCAGTTCGCGATCCGCCAGATCAAGGAAATCGGTCGCCGTGTCGGCCTAGATATTACGTGCGAGCGGGTCGGTCCATGATCGAACTAATTGCTGTCCTACTGACCGCCACGGAGTTTTGGTTCGCGTCGAGCCTTCGCTGCTATTTGTTCATCCATGCTTCTCTTTGAATGGAAGGTCGGTTCGCCATGAAGCCTGATCATTCTTTCGTTCTCCTCCATCTCGGGAGCCATCTCTTTGATCAGTGGCTCAAGCGCATCGGTAATAAGCGCAGAGGACTGCCAGATGCCGTACATGAGTTGATGGTCCTCTTCCATGATAGCTGGTTTGTCCCCATTGACTCTCCACTGCACCTGAAATCCCTCATATGTATTTTTATATCTATTTTCGAGCGCGGTGAGCTTACGGAAGTAAATCCTAATGTTGCGTATCTCTGCCAGCGTTTTGCTTGGAAAGAGATCAAGATAGGTCCACGCCTCTTCCAGCTCTGGAGGCTCCTCAATCCCGAACAACACATCGGGACTAAAAAATCGATCCCCTTCCTCTTCGGTTGGCGGAATAAGACCCGCGAGGATTGCTTCCTTCCAATCTGCTTTCTCCCGAAGCTCGCGGAGGGCCATTTCGATCTTCAGGTACAGCGCCAATTTGCGGCGCCGATTCTCTGCGGCAAGAACCTCACGGTCATATCGAACCTTTGCCGTTGCGCCATGATATGCAATGCCGGCTGCGATCAGAGCCAGAATGGCCCCAGTAAGCGTCTGCCAATTTTGGAGACGGGAAAAGTCAATTGGCCCCCACAGCCCGAGCCAAGCGACGAGGACTGCCGAGAGCATAAGTGCGGCAAATGTCGGCAAACCGGGAAGATTCGGCTTCATGGAGAGAGCTTGCAGGGACCCTCCGAATTTGTCGAGAGGATTGCGCTGTGAGAGGCCGAAAACCTGAGCTTGCTGGCGCGTCAGACGGCCTCACAAAACCGATCGCCGCGCCCTCCTGGCTATCCAAATACTCCAAGGCGGAGTGGCGGCGCGTAATGCCAGAGCTTGCCAAGCGGCGCATCCTCACACCGGCCGATTTCGGTAGCCTCGAAAGCTATTGCATCGCAGTAGGCCGTATCCGCGAGCTCGAAAAGCTCTTGCGCGCTGGCATCGATCCCAAGCTCTTCCGTATGCAGGATAAGGCCATGGTGACCGCGCGGCAGCTCGCCGCAGAGCTTGGCCTTACGCCTGTTTCCCGTTCGCGCCCCTCAATCCGTGATGACAATGAAGACGACCTATCCTTCATGGATTGAGGACAATTCGGAAATTCCTGATCCCTTCGGCTTCGGTGAAAAGGCGGTCAAGTTTCTGCGCAACCTCAAGCATCCCAAGAGCCGCCTGCCCGGCCATCCGTTTCAACTTGATCCCTGGATGGAACGGATCATCAGGCGCATCTATGGCCCGCGCCACGATGATGGCACGCGGATCGTCAAGACCGTGTTCGCGATGATCCCGCGCGGCAATCGCAAGACGACGTTGGGCGCGGCGCTTACACTGTTGCATAGCATCGGCCCGGAACGCACGGCTAGCGGGCAAGTGGTATGCGCCGCCGCTGATCAGAAGCAGGCGCGCATCGCCTTCGAAGAGGCAATCAGTGTCATTCGCGCCGATCGCCGCATCGATCGTATCGTTGACATCATCGATCATCGCAACCGTTTCCGCGATCAGCGGTCCGGTTCACTGGTTGAGGCCATCAGCGCCGACGCCAAGACGCAACATGGCCGCACGCCGTCATTCACGCTCATGGACGAACTGCACGCGTGGCCTAAGCGCGACCTTTGGGAGGCGCTGAAAACTGGCCTGCTTAAGACAGCCGGTTCGCTCAACGTCATCATCACCACGGCCGGGCGCGGTCAAGAGACGATTGCACATGAGCAATACAGCTACGCGCGCAAGGTTGCACTTGGCGAAATCGATGATCCCGCGACGCTGCCCATCATCTTTGAAGCGCCTGCCGATTGCGATTGGCAAGATGAAGCGATTTGGGACCGCGTGAACCCGGGCCTGAAACACGGCTACCCCGATATTGACGGGCTTCGTCAGTATGCCCGCGAGAGCAAGGAACGTCCTGGTGATCGTGAGAGCTTCCGCCAGCTCAACCTGAACATTTGGTTAGACCATAGCGCCGACCCGTTCGTTGACATGGCAGTCTATGACGCTGGCGCGGCGCCGATTGACCTTGAGAGCTTGACGGGCAAGCCGTGCTGGCTAGGCGTAGACCTTTCCTCAAATAGCGACCTGACCGCGATCGTCGCTGCATGGCGCCATGACGACGATGGCTTCATTGTGCAACCTTGGTTCTTTTGCCCGGCTGACAACCTTCAGCGGCGCGCCGATCGCGACGGCGTTCCCTACCCGCGTTGGGCGCAAGACGGCCTGATCACGCCGACGCCCGGCAACGTTGTCGATTTCCGCGCTGTCGAGGCGACGATCCGCGATCTTTGCGCGCGCTATGACGTTCGCGAGATTGCGTTTGATCCACACCTTGCACGCAACACGCTGAACAATCTGCTTGAGGACGGCTACCCGGCCGTTGAGATGCGGCAAGGCTGGGTGACGATGGCACCAGCTATCAAAGAACTTGAGCGCGCGATCATCGGCCGCAAGTTTCAGCACGGCGGGCATGAAGTGCTACGCTGGAATTTTCAAAACATCGCCGTCGAAACCGACAAGGCCGGCAACAAGTCATTCCACAAGGGCAAGAGCCGCGACCGCATCGACGGCGCCGTTGCCGCTGCGATGGCGGTGGCCCGGGCCGCTGCCGGCGCCGATAATCTCAACTTCTACGCCGACCCGGCCGTAAGCGCCGATATGCTTGTTTGGTGACGCATGGCTGATGACCTAGACGACTATCTTCAATCTCTGCCGGATCAGCTCAGGCAGCAATTGTCCGACGTGATCCGCGAGCAGGCGCAAGCCTTATCGGATGCTCAGAAAGCCGCGTTGCAGTCTTTGGAGCAATCTGACGAAACCGGCGATCTTGAAGAGTCCTGCACGGTTGTTCCCGGCGAGAACGATCTGGAATTCATCGTGCAAGCGGGCGGCGAGCTGACGACGAAAGAGGTTCGCGAGGGCAGCGGCGAACCCTATGACTATGCCGTCGGCTTCGAATTCGGCACGTCGCACCAGCCCGCCCGCCCGTTCTTCTATTCCACCTACAACGCCATGCGAGACGACATGCAAAACGCCATCGACGAAGCTGTGAAAGAGATTTTGAAATGACAGATGACAAATGCGCCCGCGTAATCACTTGGGCAGGCGGCACCCATACCTTCAACCTGAACCATCCTTGGGTTCGCAACGTTCTGTCATTCCGCGGTATCCCCGGGCCGAACGGCAACACGCCGGCTGCATGCCTATCGCGCTTCGATGCTGGCAACTATTCGATCGATGACATCGAGCGCGTCCTGGAGCTTGGCTTAATCGGCGGCGGTATGCCGGAAGCTGACGTTGAGGCGCTATTAGACGCTCACGTTCGCGCAAAGCCGCTGGCGCCAAACGTGTTGATCGCAACGGAAGTCTTGGCCGCCTTGTTTGTGGGGAATGCGAATGCCCCCGCAGCTTAGTATCCCGGTTTCGTTGAACCTTGATCAGCTCAAGGAAAGCCTCAAGCAAACCAGCGCGCTTACTGGCACGGCGACCCGCACGATCACCAAAGCCTTTATTGATGCTAACAGTTCCGTTCTGGCGACCGCCGGCACGGTTGGAACGGCGGTTGGAGCGTTTCGGACGTTTCTCGGCATCCTAGGCCCGCTTGCCCTTGGCATCGCAGCGGTAAAGGGCACCTTTGAACTAATGGGTTTGGCGACCGATCTGGCGAAACAGAAGATCGAAGAATTCTATCAGATCGCCGAACGCGCCGACAAAGCCGGCGTTTCGACCGATTTTTTTCAGCGCATGACCAAATCCGGCGAAGCGCTCAAGCTCACCGTCGATGACATCAGTGCGGCTCTCGAACAATTCGCGCAGAAGTCAAAGGCGCAATTAGGTGGCAGCGATCTCGACAAGCGACTTAAGGAACTAACCGATGCCGGCAACTTCAAGGGCAATTCGCACGTTGCTGAGGTATTCAACGCGACCGACTTCAATTCCAAGTTCCGCGCCACGGTGGATTTGATAACGGAAGCGCTCGCCAAGGGCGAGCGGCTAGCTGCCCTTGATCTGGGAAAGATGTTCGGCCCAAAGTTCGAGGATAGCCTCCGGGCCAATTCCACCTTTCTTAAAGAGCTGAGAGACGCGGCCGACAAAATGCCGGCGTCAAAGATCGTCTCTGACGAAGAGATTGGCCGCGCGATCGACCTCAAGAACCGGCTTGACGAAGCCCAAAAAGTTCTAACGGAGCGCTTCAAGCCGATCCAATCCGATTTGGCGCAGCTCGGTATGCAGTATCAGGAGTCCTGGGTAAGCATATACGAGTACCTCGCCAAGGCGGTTACCGTCGGTAACGATCTGTACGCTGCGCTCAAGGAAATCCCCGATATCTTCGCCCGCGCCGGCAGTATGCCTTTCTGGACCAGGCTGACAGAGTTTACCGGCAAGCTTGGCCTGAATTCAGATCCTGGTTCGCTGGGCCTTGAGCCGATCACCTCCACCAGCGCGGGATCCCCGGCGAGCAACAAGCTTGCCGGGCTGCTCAGCAACCCCGCTGCCGTCAAAAGGGCGATGCAAGACGCGATCGACGCCGAAACCAAGGTGTTGGGCGATAAGTCGCATGCGCCCAAGGACTCTTCAGCAAGCAAGGATCGTGACCCGTTCGCAGCCGCCATCGATCAGGGCAACAAGCGCATTGCCGTGCTCGAGGCCGAAACTGCGACCATCGGCAAAAACAACGAAGAGCGTGAGCGCGCGAAGATCGTCGCAACGCTTGAAGAGGCCGCCAAACGCGCCAACGCCGCGGCGGGCAAAGAACTCTACGGCGTGACGGAAGCCACCAACCCCAAGATCACTGAGCAGGCCGATAAGATGATGGCCGCTGCACGCGCGGCGCGCCAGCAACAGACGGCCTTTGAAGGCGTACAGGACGCGCTCCGCTACGCCGGCAATCAGACACTCAGTGTCCTTGATCAGATCGGACGCCGGGGCGTTTCCATGCAATACATCATGAGCAACGTGTTTCGCAGTTTGTCGCAGGAAATGCTGAAGGCCGCGATCACTGGCGAGGGAAGTTTCGCCAAGCTCTTTGGGCTCGCCGGCTCAAATGGTGGCGTCGGCGGAATTTTCGGCGCCGTCGGCTCGCTATTCACAGGTGGCAGCGGGAGCGGAAGCGCCCCAACAGTGTCCACCGGTCTTGGCGCCGGCACGGGCGGATTGTCATTTCCGATGTTTGCTGACGGCGGCCTGATCTCAGGACCAGGAACAGGGCGGTCAGATTCGATCCCGGCTTATGTCAGCAATGGCGAATTCGTCGTCAATGCCGCCAGCACGGCCAAACATCGCGCCTTGCTGGAAAGCATCAACAGCGGCGTTCCCCGGTTCGCTGACGGCGGCATAGTTGGCGGGGGATCGGCTGGCCCGATCGTCCATAGCATGGCAACCAGTAACATCGCCCCAACCATCCATGTCACCGTTCAGGGCCAGCCCGGCGCCTCGCCGCAGGATCACGCCAGAATGGGCGCCGCTCTCGCCCAGGCCGCTGGGGTGCACATTCAGAAGATGATCGGCGAGGAAATCCGAACCCAAATGCGCCCTGGAGGCTTGCTCCGCAGATGACCGAACGAATTCCAAGCCCAACACGCTATAATCGCAACTGATAAACGAAAAAGCCCCACTCGCTTGGAACAAGTGGGGCTAACTCGAAGGAAAGCACGTGATGCCGTCACGAACTCTCGATCAAGATAATAGCACGGATTCACCGGAATTTAAAAGCGCCGCTGACGATTTAGACGCAATGCGAGAAGCCGCTCTGCAGGAAGAGGAAGCCTACATGGTTTCGCTTCAAGAGTCGCGCCCGCTTAGTAGCAGCGAAGCAGTCCACCTCGCTTGGCTCCAAAATCGACACAATCCGGTTCCGGCTACACAGGACGATGATCCGTTCTTCACGGAAGAAGAACTTCTGCGGATCAAGCGCGGCGAATGCAATGAGGAGCTTACCGAAGCTGATATCGAGGAGATACTTGCGGGCCTTGATGATGGCACGCCGTCGAAAAATGTTTCAGACGCCGACGCAGAGCCGTCGAAAAATGTTTCAGAGCCTGCTGAGCGGCCGTCGAAAAATGTTTCAGATATCGACGATGAACCGTCGAAAACTGTTTCACAGGACCCGTCGAAAATTGTTTCAGTCGCCGCTGACAAGCCGTCGAAAATTGTTTCAGAAAAGAAGCGTCAATCGCTTCCGAATGACGGGAAAACCGTCGCAAAAATGCGGAGTTTTCGTCTGAGCGCCCTTTCCGCCGCCCGTACATCTTCAGTTAGCTATCCCTCACCCTCTCTTCCTGACTCCACTACACCTCCCAAAGCGCTCACTCCACCTACACCAGCAAACGACAACATACCCGTGTGGCCACGTACAGGAGAGCTGGTTACCGCCGTATGCGCAGCCGCAGCCCTCCAGATCGATGACAACCCCGCCATCGCGTTCACCTTCAATTTGACGCCTGGAGCCATAGCCGACGCTATGAGCCATCCAGCGGGCTTCCTGGACGCACTGAAGCGTTCCTTCGACCAGAACCTCAGACGGGCGGGCATCGACCTTCCCTACTTCTTCGCCGTCGATATAGCCGATGACGGCCGCCTGCACCTGCATGGCGCATTCCGCTATCCGGCCCCTAAGCTCTCAATCGGCATGGCGCGCCAGATTAGGACCATCATGAAGAATAGCTGGGGCGAATGGATTGGCCCCGGCAAGCACAAGCAGCTCCACTTTCAGCGGCTCAGAGATGACGATTGGGCGACCTATTGCATGCGCAACAGCGAGGCGGTTCAGAAAATCATCGGCCCTCGCAGCTTCACCATTACTCACCCACTGGGAAGAGAAGCGAAGTGGGCTTACGAGGAAATCCGCCGGATCATGAAGGGCGATAAATAGGTAATTGCGCGGGAGAGCAACAACATGAGCGACCGATCTGAACGCAGAGAAGAGATCAAACTAGTCATCGAATACGTAAAGCTCGCCCTTTCAGTAGCGGGAGTCTTTGCAATAGTACTTGCCGTTCTGCAGTGGAGAACGGCCAACCTGGCTGCCAAGGAAGCCATCTATGAGCGGATGACAACCGAATGGCGGGACCATCTTAAATCGTTCGTGGAAAATCACGAGCTACGGCCTTATTTCGAGGAAAGCAAACAGCTAGGGCCGAACGATCAGAACGCGCAGGCTGTCCTGGCTCTTGCTGATGTCCGGTTAGACACTGCTGACGCGATCCTCACGTACGCGGCCCTGCATGCGTTCAGCGGCGAGATTGGAGGTTGGAGGAGGACGTTTGCTCACGCGTTTCAAACAAGCCCCACGCTCTGCGCCCGGCTAAAACAGACGAGGAGCAACTATGGCCTCCTCCTGCCCGTAGCAGACGAAGCCTGCCCATCTAAGTAAGTCAGTTTTGACTTACAATCTTTAATTAAATCAATCACTTGACGCCACTTCGCGAATATGAGTCTCTATAGCCGTGCATCACCAATGAATGAGGGCTGACAATGAGACCTGACGTTTATCTTGACGATCGTTTGCGCGCACTTATCGATGCACTGGTTGACGTGCCGCCCTGCCCTGTCACCGGCAAGCGCACCGCCGATCAAATCCAGCAGGTGTTGTGCCAATTCGACATATGGCCTAAATCGATCCGAGCCGAAGTGATCCGCGCGATGAACGAAGCTGACGAACCCTCAAACGTGGTGAGGCTGTAGCTAGGCTTCCGGTTGATCCTGCGCCCGCCGTCGCCGTGCAGGGCGAGCGACCGCTTGTAGAGGCGCCGTTGCCCCCTCATATCTCGCTAGCAAGAATGTGACGCGTTCGGCATCAGTTTGAAATCCCGCCGGCCTGTAGAGCCGATCGACTGCGGTATCTAAGTTGCGATGGGCGCGACGAAGCTCCGGACGCATAGCAAGAGGATCATACATATCATCGTAACGGATCGCACCCGCTTGCACCCGAGCGTCAAGAATAGCTTGAGCCAGATTCGAGATTCGCGCCTTCTGTGGATCAGTCGCATCCGGCCACACAAAGCAATTGTAGTTGATTCCAGAGGAATATCGGAGTCGACTTTCCAGACGACCGCCGACTAAGCGCGCCCACGCCATGTGCATCCGAGACGTGATTATTCCAAAGTGCCAAAGATTGGCACCTTCGATGACACGTAAGAGATTGCTCGGAATGATAGGGGGGTTCAGCCACCCGATGGGAATGTATTCTCGATTTTCTGAACTAACTTCCGGAATGGCGAGGAAAGGGCCAGTCGGAATCGTCTCGACGTTGAACTGAGTCGGAAAGTCAGCGATTCGAAGTGTCTGCTGTCGCCTGCTCTTGCGGCGGAACTGTCTTACAAGGTCTAACCGCTCGCGCACCCTCGGCATTGCTCTCAATTGGGCCGGGCTCGCTTTCTGCAATGCCAAAATCCATCGCTCAATGCCGCCGAGGAATTCAGTCGTCCCCCAGAAGGGCCGCATGAACTGCTCGGCTTGCGGCTCCTCCGCCAAAAATGCAGCTCGCTCTTCCGCGCTGAAAATCAAGTTTGAATCGTCGATTGGTTGCGTTCCGGATTCAATTGCTGGAGCGGCAGATAAGGGATTGTTTCGCTCGCGAACCACCAAGTGCCGATCGGCCAATCCCGACGCATCCAACAAGTATGCAGAAATTGCGGGATGGTTAGTTTCATGCGGATTGGAATAGGGATCGCTATACGAGAAGAGCCGTTTTGAATTCGGCTGACGCTCTCTAGGTATCAGACCTATAATGACAACATGAACGTGCGCCGCGCCGCGCGCCTCGGATTCCCATGCGAACGTCCGATGTGCAAACAGAATATCAAGCTGATACCGGTGAAAAATGTTGGGCCAAAGCTGCGCAACCTGTTCGCCCTGAGTGACTGAGTTCGTAGCAACAAAACCAATCGAAGCTTGCCGCCCGCCCCTCTGCACAAACTCCCCCGCTTTCAAAAACCAGGCACAAACGTAGTCGAGAGTTCCACCGGCCCCTCCCAAGTTTGCAAGTCTTCGAACCTGCTCTCGCTGCAATGTGCTCTGTTGCTTGGAACCTCTGAAGGGAGGATTGCCTAGCAAGTATGTGCAGTCTTCTGGCCGAATTACTTGCGTCCAATCTAGCTCAAGGGCATCACCGCAACGGATTGTTGGGGACGCCGTCAACGGAATTCGCGCGTATACGTCTCCAAACTCGAGCGATAGCTGATTGTTTGCGATATGGTCGGTGAGCCAAAGGGCTACCTCGGCGATCAAAGTCGCAAACTCGTCTATCTCGACTCCGTAAAACTGATCGACGTTGATGTGAGACAATGACGATACGTCCAACCGACGTTGACGGCGGTCTGGAAAAAGCGTCTTCAGAATGTCAAGCTCTAACAGCCGAAGCTCTCGGTAGGCGATAACCAAGAAGTTGCCGCACCCGCAAGCTGGATCAAGAAACCGCATCGAGGCCATTCTGTCTTGCAATGCGTGCAACGCATTATCGCGACCCCGCTGGAGATTCTTGCATCTTTCGAATTCACTTCGCAGCTCGTCCAATAATAAGGGCTCGATCACCTTTAGGATATCGCGTTCGCTGGTGTAGTGCGCTCCCTGCTCTCGCCGTTGGCGAGCGTTCATGACAAATTGGAAAAGCGAGCCGAAGATGGCTGCAGATATCTCGCCCCATCGAAATTCGCACGCCCTAAGCAAGAGCTGGCGCATCTCGGAGTCAAAGATCGCCGCAGGCAACCGCTCCTCAAAGAGCCGGCCATTGATATAGTCGAAGCGACTAAGGTCAGGGTCTATGTTTCTCTGTCTGGTTGCGTGCGGCTGATTTAAGACTTCAAACAACTGATTCAGCCACATTCCCAGATCGCTACCATCTTCACGCGTCCTATCCTGAATGAGGGAGACAAAATCGCCGGGTTCGAAAATGCCAGTATGCTCCGCGAAAAGGCAAAACAGAATTCGCACAAGCAACCGCTCTAAGGCGTGCCCGGAATAGCCTGAAGCTTTGAGAAGGTCATGCAGCTCCCCCATTAGGGCCGACGCTTCAATGCTGGCCGGGTCCTGCTCCCTAAAGCTTCTCGGCTGGATGCCCTGGATGAAACCGAACGCCTCGACGTGGGCGGGAAAGTCGGCGAGAGCAAACTTGAGTGGTTCGCCTCCTAGATCGAGATCGTAAAGCTCAAAGGACTGAAAATCGCTAAGCAAGATGTATCGAGGAAGCTCGGCATCCGTCAGGCCTGGAAAATAGTCGAGTGCTTGCGCCTTTGCTGGAGCAAGGTCCCGGCCCGCGCTCTTTTGTTCGACCAGGAGCGTGCCCTTCCAGAAGAGATCGATAAAACCGCGCCTATTACCAAGCAGACGAACTGGCTCCTCGTAGCTGGCCACTCGCCTGCGCCTCACTCCAAAAACCTCAAAAAACTCGTTATAGAAGCTTTGGGTCTCGCCCTTCTCATAGTGAGCGTCCCGCCATTCCGCAGCAAAATGTGCTGCCCGAATGCGTACTTCATTCCAGCCGATGTGCATTTTGGGGACGACTCAACTCGTAGGAGAGGGAAAATCGATGCTAAACTACATCGTTTCCCAATGACAAGGAGGGAGTTGACCGTTTCGATCACCTAAACTAACGGCTAAGCAATGTCCGGGAAGCCGCACGCCTCGATCATTTCAACGCGCTGGCTTAGAATGCCTTGCGGCAAGATTCCATAGGTGCCGGTGGTCGTCACCTTGGTGTGGCCTAGCAGCACGTTGAATTGCTCGTCCATATAACCGGCGCTACGGAAGGCATCAGCTATGCCATGCCGGAAGCTGTGGAAGTTCACTCTCTTGTCTACCTTCACGCCGATATCGCGGAAGTAGTCATTAAAGAACGCGGACGCCTCGCCAGAGAAAAAACCGCGCGTGTCCGGCTTCAACTGCGGGAATAGTTGCTTCTCGCCCCGCGCAACCATCGCGGCGTGATACTTTAGGAAGCCTAGTTTGATCAGGCTGCTATGGATCGGCACCACGCGCATCGATCCGGCTGTCTTGGTCGATTTGAGCGCCGATCCCTCTTCGGTGATATGGAAAATCCAGACGCCGTGAAGTTGGCGAACATCGGCCGTGAGCAACTGAGAAATCTCGCCTAGCCGCGCGCCGCTGTAGAGGCCGATCCACGGAATCCAGTAGCGCCAGTCCCGAATCTTGACCTTGCCGAGCCGGTGTTCCTGGTCATCGCCCATGCATCGGTTAAACAGCGGTGAGCGGAAGATCGCCTTAAGCTGATCGCCTGTGAACGGGAAGCGGTTCCTTTTCCTCTTATCGATCGACAGATACATGCCGCTCATGACATCGGCTTCCAGGTAGTCATTTTGCAGAAGCCATGTCGCAAAACTGCCGACTGCGGACAGGTATTTGTTGATCGTCTTTTGACTGATTGTCGGCTTGCGGAGCGTTTCGTTAGCCTCGATGATCTTTCGGAAAGATAGGCCATCAAAGGCCTTCATGTCCCCGGCCTTCATGGGCCAGAGCGAAAGCTTATGTTTCCAATCGCGAACCGCCCTGCGCGTGACCGCCGAATGATGCGAGGTTTCGCCGATGAACTCGACAAACAACTTAACGATCTTGCGGTTCTGGTCCCAGGTATCGGCTCTAGCGGTGCCGATCTTTTCAGCCTTGAAGCGATCATACAATTCCATGATCGATTGACCCGGCAACGCGAACTTGTTGCCCATCGTAAGGTCAGGCGGCGCGACGATCGGATCACTTGGCGTTCCCGCCCAATTGCCCGCGTCACGTTCCGCCGCGCGTTCCAGTGCCTGAATTTGAGCGCGCTGCAATCGCTGGCACAGATCGCGGTAGGCCGGTGACCCCCTTTCAATCAAGAGGCGTTCGCGGTGGATCACTTCGTCCGCATAGACAGAAATCAGCGCCGTCTCGCCGATCGCCAGATGCTTTTTGTGTTCGGCCAGTATGATTGCCCGGCTCTCGCGGTCGTACTTCGCGGCATCCCGCATTACCAATAGCTCAAGGCTCGCGCTCAACTGCACCAGCGGATCATCTGACCAAGGCACCTGTCCGGCCTCGATATCAGACACCAGATTTTGCTTGGTCCCTTCAATCGCCGCTGCGGTGGGTAGCGCGGCTCGCCTCTGCCGATCTCGCTCAAGCTCGCTTTCGTATCGCGACCAAACGGCGGCCTGGAGATCGGCGGGCGTCGGCTCCCGGCGCTTCCGCAGTTCGGCGAATTCGCCACGCCACTTCATCAGAACCGGCAGAACTTTATCGCCCGCTTCCCTTGGATCGCGAGTGCCGAGGGACTTCCATAGTTCTAGCCTGAATTTTCCCGGCTTGTTGGCGATGGGGTAGTGCCGCTGAAGGTCCGGCGGGATGCCAAGGCGAGCGTAAAAGACGCTGCTCCCAGGTCGCCGAGCGATATTTTGCCTTATAGCCATTCGAATCCTCGTAACACTGTCCCGTTACAGTTACCCGTAACAGTTCAGCCTGACAAGGCCTTGAAAATGCTAGAACTATTGAATTTGCTCAGTTTTTAGCTGGGGGTTTTAGGGTCCTAGTTCCCCAGCCACCGACTGCGCGCTGCGATAAACTCGGCAACGTCGGTTCTTGGGCGTGGCATTGGCGGCATTCAAGACGTGTTCGAGAACGCAGACAGTTCGGCTCCCCTTCGCTTGTCAAACAGCTAAACACAACCCCCCACGTTCTCGCGGCGCAAAGCACCCGAGCTGTTGCTAGGACCACCCTCGAAAGAAGAGAGGGCGCAGGGAAAGCCGGGTGCCCGTTGCACCCGCAGCCTCGCGTGCGAATGATGGAAGCACACGAGAATGGTCACCACAGGTTCACCGGAAACATGCGGCCTTCCCTGCGCAATGGTTTTAACGGCTTATTCCGCGCTCTCCCCGGTGACCGGGCTCTTTTGCCACCGTCGCCCGCAGGTCACTACCTGCAAGCTTGACGCCAGCGTCGGGGCGTCAGGACCACACGACTTCGCCGTCCGTCTTAAGCGTCGCTCGTCTCGCGAAGCTAAAGCGTCCATCGCATCCCGCCCAACGTTCGTGACGATGGCCAACGCCCCTCTCTTCGGGCGAGATGGCCGAAGTTCTAGAAGTGATTTGCCCGACGGGTTAAACGAAATATTTT